CTTTAGCCGTGAGGGTGATGGCTTCAGCGTAGGTGCCCGACTTCACCGTACAGCTTGAATTCGGCGCTGTCAGGGCATTCACGATGCACTTGCCGATGGTCTTCCAGGCATTCGCTGGGGTCGTGCCTGGCCCGTTATCATCCGGCCTCGATGCATCGACCCACTGATCTTTGGCTGGGGGCGGCGGGATTTCGCCCCCTGAGCCGCCGTATTCATAAGCCCCGTAATCATACGTTCCATTGACTGGGCGCGTATTCTTGTCGTAGTCGTCTTTGATACTGCGTATCTGTGTCAGCTCATCAATGGCACTGCTAGCCGTGCTCTTGAGGTGGTAGTCACCGCCCAGGCTCGACGAAGGCGAAACGAACATGCTTGAAGACCCCGTCAGGTTACCATCTACTTGACGGGAATAATACGTATCACCCTTGTCCGTATCTTGAATGTTACCCTTTACGCTCTTGGTGACCTCGAATCTAGCAGTATCCGTGCAATATGAAATGCCTACTTTTTTGACTAAGAATCCCTGACTATTGTTATAACACGTATTATTATACGCAAACCCTTTGGCATTACACACGCCTAGACAGCGCATCTTATTATTGACGACCACGTTGTTGTAGGCTTCCCAATCATCACCCACTTGTATAGCATCGCTTGTATCAGTGCTTGAGTTCGAACGGCGTTCATTCCCGTCAATCCAGTTCCGCCGAATAATCCCTTTGCGTGTGGCAGAAGGGAACATATCCATATGGGAACGGGCTGTCGTTATAGGTCCAAAATCATCGCCAATGCCACGACTGCCCTTATGGATGTAGTTATCTTCAATAATCATCGTGCCCCAGGTGTCTTGCTTGATATCGATGGCTTCTTTGTTGAAGCCGCTAAATTCGTTGCGGGCGATGGTGAAATCGTGGGCGCCCACACAAGTGCCGCAATGATCCGGGCACCCCGTTCCACTATCCGAGGATATATAAACACCCTCACCGTTCATCTTTTCATAGTCGGTGTCATTGCCAGAATGCCCTGAATCCAGAATGTAGTTGTCTGTAATCTCAAAGTTGCTGACAACTCGACCTTTAAGCTCGCCGTCTTTACACGACTGAGCTTGAACGCCTGCCTTCTTGAAATTGACCATCTTGTTCCAGCGTATCTTCCAGTTCGAAGAACCATCATACGGGCGAAAGACAGAGAACCACTCGGGCTGAAGGTGCTCGATAATGAACCAGTTTTTGAATCCCCAGTTGGGATCATTCTCCCCCGCGTCCTTGGGAAATACCAGCCTTGGCATGGGATCGCTAGCCGTGCCGTAAACGCCAAAGATCGTTGGCGCAGAAGAAGTACCGCTTGGCATATCACCAAAGAAGGGTTCGTAAGTATTCTTCTTGAGATTAAAGACAGAGCCCCGCTTGAATAGCGCACACATGCCACCTTGATAGCGGTTAACCGTGTTGGTCTTGCTAAGCGTCCTACAGGCCTTCGCTGGGCTGGAACAGTCGCTGTCATCACCGTCGGTGGAAGAATAATAGAGCTTCTTCGTACACGTCGAGAGGTCCGTGTTGAGGTGGTTGTCCGCCCAAGGATTTTGGGGGTTGAGGGCAAATCCCTGGCACACGCTTAAGAGTAAGAGAGAGACAGCCAGTCCAACACGGACCATGAGGGGACTCCTAATTAATCACGTAGACGACGCTGCACATACTGCGGTCGTCGATGTTGTCTGACTTCTGCGTCACTTCCATCGCCGTCGCCGTGCCCCCTTGCAGCTTATAGAAGCCGTTGAGGGTGGCCTCACAGGTTTGCTTGCCCTGGCTCATCTGGCAGACGCCAGAAGGCACGTCCGTGCCGGCACTGCGAAGCTGGTAGGTGATGGTTTCACCTTGGCCAAGCTCCGCGGTGGTGCGACAGAAGATGAAGGCCGGGCGCAGCGTCGTGCTTTCAAGAAGCACCTTCTGCGCCGTCTGTTCTTCCACATAAGCCATGGTGTCACAAGCCGTGTTGGTGATATCGACAGGCGGCGCGTCTAGCGGAAAAGGCGACATGAAGGTCATGCCGCTTTCGGCGTTTTGCCCGCAGTAACGCGCCACCACGGCGCCAATCGGGGCAAGGCCGCCGTTAAACACCGTGTAATTGGTCTTGGTTTCGAGGGCAGCACCAGCAATGGAAGCCCAAAAGAGCCAGGCTAGGGCGAGGTAGCGGATATCCATAGTACCCCCTAGCGCAAGGCCGCGTAGAAAAGGAAAAGATCGATGCTGCCACCCGTCGGGATGTTGGCCGTATCCACCATGTACTCGATCTGTACGCCGTCCACACTTCTGAAGTGGTTGGCGGCGGGGACCAGGCCGCCGGCCGCCACACCCACGATGTCACCTAGGAGATCGGCGGCTGTGGCGGCGGTGCCCAGAGCGACGTTGTCGAGCCAGAAGTTAAAGGAGGACACTTCCTCGCCCGTGTCGGGGTCGACGTAGCGGTAGCCCAGATGCCCTTGAGCGCCGGAAGCGTACTGCGAGGCGCCAAAGATACTCAGTTGAGGCTGGACCCAGATATTGGAATAGGGGATTTTCCCCAGGATAATCGTGTGCTGCCCGGCTGCCTGATCGCTCACGTAAGAGCCGTCAAACATCTTGAGAGAGTTGTCGACCCTATGGGGATTGCCTGAACTCTTTTGCTGCGCCATAAAGTCAGGCGCATAGATAATGGCCATGCCTGTTCTCCTTATGCCGCGCGCAAGGTTTTAATTTGGATGACGCCTTCGTCTTGAATGCGCGTAAAGCCGCCGCTCATGTGCGTATAGAGCTGTACCAGGTTCTTCTTGTCAGGGCGAAGCGATATCTCCGTCGTAATAGGCTCCTGGCGTTTAAAGCCCACCGCGTCCTCGTTCCACATGATCGCCGTGTCCACAGTATCCGAGTGGACCGCCGAGAGATTCATGAGGAGGGACGACCAAATGAAGTTGATGCCGTAGAAGTTTCCCAGGTAGCCGTTCACCAAGGGACGCTCGGTATTAAAGTCAAAGCTCGTGAAGTTGGTATCGCGCATGAGCTGGGCTCGCTGTCTAGGCACCACGACGCACCAGATGCGGCCGTTGTGCGCCTCATCTTCTTCGAGCATCTGCACGGCATCGATGAGCTTATCCACCATGAAAGGTAGCCCGTTATCCGGCAGGATGTTTTCAGGGGGAAACTCGGTTGTGTCAAACGAGGGCAGCGTCGTGGCCGGGTTGATCGTCTGCGTTACCGCATCGCCAATGAGGGCGTTCAGAACAGTGCGGTCTTTGGCGCGGCCGAGCGACATGGAGAGGTTGCGGGCGTAGCGGGCGGGAAGTTTGCCCGTGGTCGCCATCGAGTTATCCCACTCGTGGGGATCGATCCAAGCCGTATCATCCCACACGACCGGAATGGCCACGCGCACAATGTTTTGCAGTTCGGGTGGCTCTGGCGTGTCGCCAAACATCACGGTGGACTGTTTGGCTTCGCTTTTACCCAGAATGTTAAACGTGGCGCTCTGGCCAATGAGGGCTTCTTCCCTGTAGGTGCCCTCTAGCTTGGCGCCGTTTTGCTGAAACTCATGTGTGATGTCTTCATCAAAGTCCGTGGTGCGGAAGTTGACAATGTTATAATTCGGCATTGCTTACCCATCATCTGATAGGTCCTTTCCGTAGGTTAAAGCTTCCCTTGAGTGTCATTGCTGGTTCTTGGGAAGAGGACACGTGTCCCTAACGCAGGGGTGTGTCGTTACCGTCTCGACAGAGCAAAGCGCAGGTCTTCAAGCTGTTTGACCTTGCGCCGGATATCGTCATGATTCGGTGCGCCTGTATTGTTATAGGCCCGCGAGGCTTTCAGTTCTTTCACTTCTTTGTCGACGTCATCGTAGCTGCGGCTAGAGCCGTGGCCTTCGGGCATGAGGCCTTCGGCGTTCAGATAGCGGCCCATGTCGTAGAAGCCTTCTACGACCGCATCGAGGCAGAAAAAGCCGTTATCCCACAGGCTCTGCTCCACTTCAGGCCCCATGCGGCGAGCAAAGGCGCGAGCGGTATTCATCTTCATGTCATAGAGGTCTTGGCCCCAGCGTTCCTTCATGGCTTGGTGCATCTGCGCCTTTTGCTGCTCAACGCTCTGTTGCTGGCGCCTGAGCGATTCCACCTGGTCCTTGACGATGGCGTCAGCTTGGCGCTGATTAAGGCCGGCTTTGTGCGCCGATGTCCTGAAGGCGTCGAGGGCCTGCGTGTTGATGGGCGCTTCCGGTGGGACTTCGAAGGCGTATTTGTCGGGAGATTCTGGGCGCCCTAAGCGGTTGTAGATGGCCTCCAGTTTAACCTGATAGTCGGGGTCGTCAGGGGAATCGGGCATGACGATGCTGCGGCCGCGGATTTGCTCCAGGTTGTCGACGTGCTGGAGCCAGGCGCGGAAGTCCCGGCCCTTGACGTAGCCTTTGTCCCGGTACTCCTGTGGCAAGATGTTGGTCCAGGGATCGGGCAAGGTGAAGCCATCTGGGGATGGACCATCCGGCAGTGGAGCCACCTCTGCCGGAGTGGCCACTGCCGGAGTCCCCACCAGGCCTCCGCTGTCAGTTGGTTGTCCAGGTACGCCTAGTTCTTCTGCCATAACTAGAAGGGGACATCCCCAGGCTTATCTGAAACAGAGTCCAGCGTCAGGTCTTCGTCCACGAGATACGGATCAGGACGGTGATGTTCTCGTATGCGCCCATTCTCCGTTGTCACCACATTCTCACCCAAAGCGCGCAGAGCCTGCGCCAGGCGCTTCATATCCCCGTAGATGTTGCGGGCCTGATTCTCCGGATCGTCGGTAATCGGAATCTTTCCGATTGCGGCGGCCGCCTTTTCGGTGTATTCGATGGCCCGCTCCAGTCGGGTAAGCTGACGTCGTTCAATCTTGTCTGTCACCTTTGGACTCCTTTTATAGGCTGAAATCCGACATATCGTCGGCGGGGGACTGAAACACACTATAAGGCGAATCGTCTCGCAGAAGATCGGGATCAAGAGCAGGCCTGATATGCCCATGAGCCAGGTCCATAAGGTCGAGAATAACGGAGCGCTGCCCTTCTCTGTAAATGGCATCGGACTGCGAGCCGCCGAGCGCGTAAGACGGCCGATAGAAATAGACCTGCTTGAGGTATTCCCAGATTTTCTGTCCAGGCTCGCTCATGTAAAAGACGTCATAGACGTCCTTGGGTAGCGGCTCTGCCATTAGGCCGCCCTCTGCGGCGCCTGTGCCTGGCCACGTTCAGGGATATTATTCATGATCTCGGCCCCTTGCACCATGGCTTGCTGAAGCGCTTGCTGGCGCTGCTGCTCAGCCCTATCGGCTCTAATTTGATCCACCACCGGTTGCGGGAACATGAAGCTATCGCCTAGGCCTACCGCCATCGCCGCCTCTCTCACCATCTGGTCGTGGTCAGGGAGGTCGAGAACCTCGGGCTTAAACTGCGCGATCATTTGCAGAATTGTGTAGAAGTTCGTAATCGCTTGCAAGTCGATTTGCCGCGCCTGACGGGAGAGGGACCCCTCAAAGCGCACCCCAACGCCCAGCATATTGCCCCTGGCGGCCTCGATAACCGCGTCCGGTGGTGCCGGGAGCTTGCCCGCTTGAGAGAGCAGAACGAAGGTGTTGAGCACGGTAGGCTCAAGGAATTCGTCTTCTAAGCGGGAAAGGCCTGGCCCCATTTGCCTATTGTTCGTGGCGATGCGGTGGGCGATTTCGGTGGCGCTTCTTTGCGTATCGCCTGATGGGGGTTCAATCTGCATGCGGTCGACACCGAGGCCGCGGCGGATCTGGTTTTGCAAGTTCATGAGTTCGATCTGCGCCACGTCTACTTTTTGTCCAGGCTCAAACGGTCTCAGTCCCTGCATATCGCGCATGGGCAGAATGCGCCCTGGATAGATGCGAAAGCGCTGCCCTTCTTTAACCAGGTCCTCACGGTTGGAAACGATGAGCGCCGGGTTGACTGCCAGGTCAACGCTTTTGAGGGCGCATTCGGTGAGTTTGTTGAGCGTTTTGACGTCGGCGAGAACGTTCATGAGCGGACTGAAGCCGTAAGGAAAGCCCGGGTAGAGGTTCCAGCGCGGAACCAGGTAGGGGCAAGTAAAGAAGCCGCCTTCGCTGATCACATGGTTGTTGTCCCGCTCGATCCACACCGAGGCGTAGGGATACTCCGTGGGCGGCGTCGTGCCACGGACTTCTCTGAGCTGCGTATCTCTGGGGTAGACGCAGTGGAGGATTTCCACCGGGTCGTCGAGACGGTTGTTCTCAAGCTGGTGCTGCGAGTTGCGAGACAGCGAGGCCCGCGGACCAAGCTTATCGGCTAGCGTTTTGACGTTCCTGAGGGACATGCAGGAGCGCCGGAAGATGGTGTCGACGACCCCTTCATCGTTTTCGGCAATGACGTAGGAGCCCATGGCGTAGGGCCTAAAGAGCAGCTTGCCCTGATCTGCAGAGAGCGCCATAAAGGCGCATCCGGTCCCCTTGGCGTAGATATCTCTAACCACTGGGTGCGCTGCCGTGCGGATGTTCGACGTCGAGATATAGCGAAAAATGATGGTCGAAACCTGATCGTACCAGGTGTTGACGTCGTCATCGAGCCTGAGGGATTCGTCATCGGGCACGAGGGAGAAGTTGCGGCTATCGGTGGGCACAATCGCTGAAATAATCGTGTTGCTAGCGGTTGCCAAACCGTCTTGGGCGGTGCCGTCAAGTATCCACTGTCCACGTTCATCTCCTGGCATGGTGCGCGTCTGCGGATCAAAGTCGTAAGGTGTGACGTAGCGGTTGATGGTACCGATGAGCGAGTCCAGCAGCATGCGCTCTTTTAAGAGATCATTTTCCCGTGAGAGCAGGTCTTCAATGAGCGGCATGCTAGGCTCCTAGAAGAACGCCACCGGCAGGCGCACCGATGGGAGACGTGAGAATCGTTGACTGCCGACTTTGACGGCGGCGCTGGGCTTCCACCTCATCTGCAGCCGCCCGCTGCGCATCGAGATTGGCAGCTGGAGAAGCTGGAGGAGGAGCCGCCGGAGCTGGAGGAGTTGGAGGAGGAGGCGGCGGAGTCGCTCCAAATGTACTCAAGGCTTCGGCTGGCAGTTCGGGCATATCGGGTGCGCCGCTCTGTGAGAGCTGGTAAGCCGCTGTGCCTGCACCCAAGGCCAGGGAAGCCACCGCCGCAATGGCCACAATGCTCGCGGGCTCGTACTCCCCAATGCCCATAGCCGATTCAAAAGTTCGCATAGCTGCCACCAAAGAGGGGGAAGTTGTAGTCGCATGCCAGGTCTTTGGGGATGCCTCTTGGGTTGCTCGGTTGCCAGGCCGCAAACCCATCGCGGACGTCCTCAATGCCGATCGCCGCGGTCTGAAAGGCACTGGCAAAGTGAGAGGTCCAGTCATGGCGGGGCTTTTTGTTGAGGACGCCTAGCTCTTCATCGAAGGGGTAGTGGTATTCCCTGAGGGCTTCGAGGCCTTTTTCACAGAGCCGAGCATCAAACCACGACTGCATCATGAGACTACGGGCGGCGGATTCCTGATCGTCGAGCGAGAGTTTATCCTGTACGTCAAAGTCGATGCCCAGAGAAAAGGCGCTATCGAGGCGCTTTTCAGAGCCCGGCTGGAAGTACTGGCGCTGTTTGAGGTCCCAAGGGCCTAAGAAGGTGCCGTAAACATAAGGGCGGCGGCGCAGTTCTTCCACGTAGTATTCGAAGTTCATCTGCGTATCGCTAATGCACTCGATAAAGGCCCACCCTTCACCGTAGGACTGAAAGCACCAGACAACCGTACCGTCATGGCCTAAGTCCCATGCCGTATGCACGAGTTTGTTGGGATTCCATGGCACATGCGTAATGCGGCCTTGGCCCTGCAAGAATTCGAAGGACTCGGCAAAGACGACCCCTTGAGAGTAGGCGTTAAAGGAGCAGTAAAACTCCTGCATAAGCCAGTCGCGGCTCTTGCCCCGCCTCAGTTCGGCCTCAATGAAGGCCCAATCAAAGAGACCGGTATCATCGATAGTAGCCGTATTGGTGAACCAGTCATAAGGGTTGTCTGTCGCCTCATTGAACAGGCGCCAGTGATGGTTATGGCCCTTTGGGGTCGAGACGATGACTTGCCAACCGTTATTTTCCTTGGAGCGGATCGAGGCCTGCAGATTGGAGTAGGCAACGTCGGACTTGTAGTGGGCGAATTCGGAATAGCCCGCGCCCTTGAGGGTAGCCCCGCGCAAGGATTCGGGGTCGATGGTGTCGACGGCAACGCACTCGATCATGGAACCTGGTGTACCCCAGTTGTAGAGGTTTTGCAGGGTGATAGTGCGGTTGACTGCGTGCTTGCGGTAGATGAGCGCCTCTGGGATGTAGTAGCCGATGGTCGAGCGGCCCTTATTGTCCTTCTTGTCCCAGAAGTCCCGCCGGATTTCCTTTTGGCCGGGGAAGCAGTACCAGTAATTGCCGATGGTTTCCAAGGCTTCAGGGATGAGCCAGCCACAGAGGAACGAGAGATCCTTACCGCTTTGGCGGTGCCAATTGAGGAGCGCTTGCTTGACCTTTTTGCGGGACTGGATGAAAGGGAGCTGGTGCGGCATGGGGTGGTAAGGGATCTCGATGCGCATGGCTTAGGCCTCAGGTGCCGGGGGTTGTGGGATCCCAGAAGGTGGGGAAGAGGGCGTCCCAGAAGGCGTCCCTAAAGGGTCGTGAGCCACCGCCACGGGCTCATCTAGACAGAGATGCAAGCGGTCGATGATGGTGTCAAAGTCCCGCACGTCGCCCTCAAAGGTGACAAACAGGTCCATCAGGGCACGCACGAAGTCGTAGCCCTCTTTGGCGATGTCGAAGCCCTCAGAGACCGAGATTTTAGCCTCATTGCGAGACGTCATGGGATCGTCCCGCAAGGCGTCGACAATGGCATGGATGAGCTGTTTAAGTTCCTTACCGACAAGATTCAGTTCAGCTAGTAGTTCCTGATCCGTCATGATTCTCCTGATCCCGTTCTTTGCGACGCTTCAGCTCGAGGGTGCGCTTGGCTCTCAGGGCTAAATAGCGCTGCCCGCGAACGTCCAAAGCAATCGTAGCAGCCACCATCCCACTCATCATGGTCTCAAAACGCGATCCTGGTTCATCCGGATCGGTATAAAGAGGGCCTTTAAAGAGCCCGAGCCCTGCCATGTTAGTAGTTCCTCGCCACCGATTTGTTGTTGCCCCCGCCGCCGTCAAAGACACCTGCTGTGGTATTGCCCTTCACTAAGTTCCCCTCGATGAAGTAGCGATCTGAGGCCCCGTTTGCCACTTCGATGCCGTACTTTTGCACGCCGTAAGAGGGAAAGTTCACAGAGGAGCCGCAGGCATTGCCGGTAATCATGAAGTCTGTAGCCCCAGCGTCCACGTGGATGCCGCTACAAATACCTGGCGCGCCCACGGAATTGGAGAGGACGGTTATACCCTGGAAGCGGTTAAATTCGCTAAAGGCCCCGCCGTTCATCGAGATGCCGTGACGGCCGTTGTTGTACACGATGCCGCCGTTAATGGCAATGGCACCCGAATCGACGATACGGTAGCCGTCATTGGCAGAAGAGGCACACCAGACATTATCAAAGCGCATGAAAGCGCAGCGCTCCAAGTAGACATTGTTGATGCAGGAGTCAAACTGCATGTGGTCAAAGGTGTTGTACTCGACTCTATCAGCAAAGCCGTAGTTGACGCTCCTGGCGTCCATGCCGTACTGGCAGTAGATGAGGTCGCCACCAATGACTTGCAGGCCTTCGACGTGATCTCTCAGGAGCCAGGCCGTGCCGGGTCCGTGCGTCGAATCACCGGGCTCTGGCGCCCCCACGATGACCACGTCTTTGAAGTAGCCGCCCGCATTGCCGAGTGAGCCTAGGAGCGCTACACCAGCATATTCCATGTAGCCAATGGTGATGTTGTGAAAGTGATTGTTGGGTGCCCCGCGGTTGTCGGGCGGCTCCATGTGAATGCCGGTATAGGGCGCAAAGATTTGGACATTGTCCATGATGCCACCCGCCGCCGTGGTGAGCTTGAGCGCCGCGCCAGCCATAGGCGTACCCGTACTGCGGTCGTGGCCAAAGCCGATATCGCGGATGGACCAAGGCACGTGGTTGTTTTGCACCGTGAAGCAGTCGTAGTTACCCCGGTAGATCAGACTCGTGGCGTTATTCCCCGCGCCGTAGACATCGCAACCGGTGGTGAACATAACGTTAGAGAGCAGGAGATAGGTACCAGCAGGGACGTCGAAGCGGCCATTCGTTGCGTCCCTACAGGCCTTGAAAGCAGGCGCATCGTCGGTGACCCCGTTGCCCGTCGCCCCCCACTGGGAATCCGTCACCTGTGGGCGCCGCCGCAGGCGCACTTGGATAGAGGCGATCGCCGAGGCGTTGCTATTGGACTGGTTCGTCGTGGCCGTAATGGCCGAGAGATGGGCGCTCAGGGTCGCATCTTGCGCCGCGTTCTTCGTACGCATGGCGTCAAGCTCGGACTCGACGTTCGTGCCACTGTCGTAAACCACATCCTGAGCATTGACGGTAAGAGTCGGCGGCAAGTCGGCCACGGGAACCGGTGCCCAGGCGAGACCGTCGCCCGAGCCGTTGACGCGCAAAACAGCGCCCGGGACCATATCCGGAAGCTGCACGTTAAGATGGGTCGGCGGAGAAAACGGGCTAAATGTCGGCACGCGCCAGGCCCTATCGAGCAGTTGGCGCGTGAGAAGCACCTGGCGGTCAAGCGCATCTTCGTGCTGATCGGCCTGGAAGACGCTGCCGGTGAGGTAATCGGTCGGCTGCGTGTAGGGCAAATCGAGCTGGAGCAGGACGCTTTCACCCCCTGCCATAGGGCTGAGAAAGGTCACCGTCGCCCCCGTTTGAGAGCCCGCCCCTGCCACCGTGTAATCTGTCCCCAAGGCCTTGCGCAGCGTGTCAACAAAGACCGCCAGGTCGCCAGGCGTAGGGACTTTCAAGGGGAAGCCAAAATCCGTTTGTCCCGCTTGGGCAATATACCCCCGCGAGGCGATGATGGTCGTCCCCTCGACCGTCACCTGCGGACCGCCCGGCGCACCGTGTAGACCGGCTCTGGCGCCTCTTCGGGTTTGTCCTCGTCGTCCTCGGAAGGATCCTCAGGCTCGGGCTCCGGAGGCCGAGAGGGCGGAATGTTCGTGGGCTCGGGGCCAGGGTCCGCCACCGGGGGTTCACCTTCAGGGGATTCGCCTTGCGGCACGTATTCAGGGGTAGTTGCTGGCGCCTCCTCCGCGTCCTCTTCTTCGTCTGGACGCTCTCTAAGCGGCTCAAACGGACCGGGCGGCGTGGGCATCTCGGCCACCAGGGGATAGCCCGAGGCCTCCAGCTGCGTGGCGATGCGGATGGCCAGCTTGATGGCGTCGTCGATTTGCGGCTGGGCGATAATCGGGAAACGCGACCCCGTGCGCGTTGCCACACCGCTAATATAGGCCTGAAGCAGCTGCACAATGAGATCAGGCATAATCGCTTTCAAGAGATTACCTTTCATAAGCGCCCATGTCGGGTTTTGCACCGAGGAATATCATATGCACCCCTTCGCCGCTTGTCCAGGAGATAGATTTATTTAAATTCAGAGTGTTCCCTGAAATGCTGGTTACGCGGGCGGTTTTCTTACCCGTCGCGGTCATGATGAGATCACCCTTGTAACTGGGGACCGTGCGCCCGTCTGAGAAAGGAACCGTGGTCACGACCGGCATGGCCGAGCCACTACCGGTTGACGTCGCCGTGGTGAGGAAGGTTCCGGCGTCGATACCGGCAGAGCCATTTGCCAGGTGAAAATCGTAAATAGGCGCCTCGACAAAGGCCGGCGCCGTCTGAATATTGCCCTTCCACCGACTGGGATACGTCGATTGCAAGCTCGAAAGAGACTGTGAGGTCACGCAGTCTCCAGCCCCTAGAGGCCCACCCGTAGCCCCTCCAGAACCCACCCCTGCAACCAAGATATTGTTGAATATATAATTATCGTCAAGGCCTACAGAGCCCACCAAGCAAAACTTGGTGCGAGACGACTGGACGATATTATTGATGAATCGGTTATCTTCGATCGGTGTTTGCCCCGCCTTGTAGTAAGCTTCCTGCTTGTAATTTTGATAAAAGACGTTGTTATAGACCCAACTATTATCCAACCCATTGCCCCAGACATCCTTACCATTTTCAGCAAAGGTATTGAAACGGACAATATTTTTCGTCGGATCCGCCTCAATAACAGCACCTGTCGTATCATTTTGCCCTTGCCCACCCAGCTGCGTACCACTGCCGTATCTGCCCCCCTTATTACCCCCAGGCCATGGCGTACTGGCATAATCCCGATTGGCCAGATTGACGCTATTTTGCTCGAAAATCTCGAACTGTGCCGGATAAGGGCTATAATTGCCGTGCCAGAAATTGCGCAACAGATTTCGTCTAAACACGTTGTCATGCGAAGCCGTCATATTGACATTAGCGCTATTGATGGCGTAATGCTTGAACTTGGCAATCGTATTGCCATCGAATAGGTTGTGGTGAGAGCCTGTAATCATCTTGATACCTTCAAAGAGGCCCGCGCAAACTTTGGCATTATTGTCGCTACATTTCGCCGTGCCGCCGTTCGTCGATTCCACCAGAACACGGAGCACCTGGTTGTAGCTCGCATTATCCATGCGAATGGCATTGCCGTCGCGCCACCCCGCCCCAATTTCTTTGACATAGCCTCCTGCAATGATACTGCGAGACGCACCCACCATGTTGACGATGTTGGTGGTCCGCGTCGCCGCCGTGCTTGTCGCATCCGACTGTAAACCCAGGCCCATAAGGAAGATATAGCTCTTGTTATCGAGGTTGGCGGCGCGGCCGCTGCCCGGCTGTACCACCACAGCATCGCCTGGCCAATTGGCATACGAAATATAGTTGTTAGCGCTACCGCTTCTTTGAGGCACGATTTCATCCGTGTACGTCCCCGCGTGAATAAACACCGATTGCCCGGCTGTGAGCGTAGTGTTGGCCTTGGCAATCGTCTTCCAGGCGCCGCCAGCACTGTTGCTCTTGCCGTCATTCGAATCGTTTCCGTCTGTCCGAATGTGATACACCTGCCCGCTCATGACCGGGACCGTGACGCTATCGGCAAAGGCGACGCCGGTAGAGCCTTGGCACGTGAGCGTATACGTAACGGTAGCCGAAGGCGACAGGGTAGCGGGACCATCGAGGGCTTTAGCGCCGCTCCAGCCGCCCGAAGCCGTACAGGTACTGGCATAATCCGCATGCCAGTTCAGGCTCACGCTCTGCCCAGGGATCAGGACCGGCGGATAGGCTTCGAGCGTCACCACCGCGTCAATGCCCGCAGGCGTGGCCCCTGAGAGCGTCGTCGCCCCGGCCCTGGGCGAGGGCGAGGCCGACACATTGCCCGCCGCGTCCTTGGCCCAAACGCGGTAGCAATACGCCGCGTTCGGATCAAGCCCCGTATCCGTATAGCTCAAGCCTGGCACTTCGGCCCTAAAGGCCCAAGGGCTACACGTATCCGGCGTACACACGCTGGCCTTGCAGTTTTGTACCCGGTATGACGTAACCCCCACATTGTCCGACGCCGCGCCCCAGCTCGCCGTAATGCTACTGGAAGATACCGCCGTGGCCGAAAGAGACGGAGGTGAAGACGGCACGGTCGTATCGGCCACGGCCCCACCATTTTGCACCGCGCCGTTTTGCGCCACGGTGGTGACGCTCAGGCCCGCGCCGTTAATCGCCCGAGCCTGAAAACTATGGCTGCCATCCGCCACCAAGCGCGTATCGTAGCCGTAGGTATACGGCGCCTGATACGATACCCCGACGTCTTGGCCATCGACCATAAAGACGACGCTCTCAATGCCTGACTCGGGGTCCGTAGCCGCCGCTGTGAGCGTGATTTCTCCCGCCAGTCCCCCCGCCCCTGCCGGGATGGTGTCACCGGCCAGCTCATTTAAGTAGTTTTCCAAGTTGGTGTAGCCGTTAGAGGCATAGGCTGAGCCCACCAGGGACGTGCCATCAGCAGCCCCGTGTGAGACCTCCCAGCTATTGGGGATGCCGTCATTGTCTGTATCGGGTGGCGCTGTACCGGCCGCGTAAGTCGGCCACTGCAAACACTCGGCAATGGTCGGACCCCCCGACCCTCCACACCTGCCCCCGGTGTTGTTAATGACGTGGTTTACCGCCTTGGTGTCAATCGCATCTCTGGCAGGCCAGCGCGCCCCTACCTTGGCAATGACATCCGCTTTGGCCTGCACGGCACTCGTCTGACTCGGCAGAGCCGGGTACCAAGAGGGCACAGTCGTACTCTGAATCGCATACGGGCCGCCCAGCGTATCGAGCATGGCCGTCTCCGAACCCACAGAGGCGTCTGGACGCCTGGTCGTATGCACGTTGCCCTTCATGTAAATATTCGAAGCGTCTACCTTCGCCTGCACACACGAGGGAAACCCCGCGTAGCCACACCCCACCGTGAGCACATTGCTGGTGGCAAAACTCATGTAATTGTTGACAATCGCAGCCTGCACCGCATAGTAATTCGCCAGCATGTAAATACATTCCGCATTGCAGTCTTGCACCACGTTATTCGTCACCTGTGCCGTGCCACTGCCAAAATGCGGCGTGCGCTTGAAATTGTTGGCAAATAAATTATGCAAATACGATACATGCATCGTCGCCGCCGCGCCGTTACCCCCGCCACCAATCCACGAGCCCCCGCCCGAGCCCGCAACATCCTTGAAATTCTCGCTAAACACACTCCACTGCCACGTCACATCCAACTGAATCCCATTCGTCTCGCTCGACGTTCCCACAATGTCATCGCGAACCCACCCCACGCTCATATGGTCAAAGATCAAGCTGTTGTTCTCGTTATCCTGCCCTACCGACATCCCCCCATGACCCGGATTCGTCGTTGCCACGGTATTCGTCAGCCGCACCCGGCAACCCCGCCAAATCATATTGCCCCCCGGACGCGGTCTTAAACTCCAGTCCCCCGAAATCATAATCCCACCGCCAGGCGCCGTCTGACACGCCACCGTCAAATCGTCCGGCATACCGTCAATATCCGAACCTAAAATAATCCGCCCCCCCGTCGTAAACACCACCGTGCGCGCCCCACTCTGCGTCAGGCAGTACCTGAGCGTGCCGGCCGACCCATCATCCGAAAGCTTGTTCACCTTGCACACGCTGCCGCCGCGACCCCCACTGGCAAAGCGCCCAAAGCCCTCCGCTGTTGGAAACGCCAGCTGCGGACTCCCCGCTCTCGCCCCCCCCACCGGCGGCAGCGTCAGCGTTACCCCTGTGGGGACGCTCCGGTCCACCTTCCACTCTCCCGCCGTAAGCGCCGTACAGTTGCCCACCCGGTCACACAGATCCACCCCCGCATCCACCGAGCCCCCCTGCGCCACTGAGGCCGTATCATACGTCCCCTCATACGGCTCCCCCACAGGCGTCCCTTGCTTTACCCCGGCTACCACCAACTGCGCCGTATACAACCCGCTCCCACCATCACTCGCCTCACTTACCCCCCAACCCACCGGCCCCGACGTCCCAAAGTCCCCCTCCGGTAGCACCTCCCCCGATGGACCCTCTACATCCACCTGTACCCCCACCTCACTACTGGCAAAACAGTCCGACTCACTACTGCTCACACAACAGTTCAAGCTCGCGATAAACGGCCCATTTGCCGTAAAGCCCGACGGGTATATACCCCCATACGGACTCGCCGCGGAACTTTGCACCGGCACACCCCCCACTAACAAACTCGCATGGTTGATTACCCGCCCAGAGGCACACTCACCCTGCCAGATGACTGAGCCGCTGCTCCACTTCTCCCCGCCTATCTCCAGCCCCGACAGCGACAACACCGCACTGTCCGGGATGTCCTCGCACACCGCAAAGCTCCCCGTTAGACCCCATGACAGCGACGGCAAAAGCAGGGTTATCAGCAACGCCAGACCGGCTTTCATTCTTCACCCCTATGGAGTATCACCTCAATCACCTCCTTCGGTATCCCACTGCTGCCACTACTCAGCAAGCGGTACAAACTCTCCGCCGCCTTCACCCGCGCTAACCAGTCCGCCTGACGCACCTCCTCCCCCCACCGGTTCATATACACCCGCTCCGCCTTCAGCGCATCCCGAAGCGCCATCAGCGCCTCCATCTGCGCCACCATCCCCAACTGCCTAAGACGCCTCTCCATCTGCTCCACCGTCTCCTGCGCCCGGTATACCACTAACTCTCTGTCGTCCATAGCCCACCTCCAAAGGGGAAAAATGAATGGCTCAGACTATACCCCCACAAATGGGAGGGGGGAAGCAACGTTCTCTCACCCGCCGTTTTGAACCCCACCCCCCCTCTCGCCTTTTTTTCTCAGCCGACGGGCCCATCTGAGTAGGACTACTCAGATGGGCAGTGCTGGCATGTCCTGCCGACCCCCTGACGGCCTGCCTGCGGCGGCTTGCTTCCGCCAAGAGTCTACCCTCACGGGGGAGCGAAACGCTCCGAAGACAGCTGCGGCTCCGCGTTGCTTCGCCTTTCGTCTTGGACGCCAACGAGCGTCCAAGACAAGAGAGCATGCTGTACGGTACTGCATAGCTATAGTATGCGTGACGCGCGGACGTGCGATAGGGGTTTTAAAAAGACAGAGACAAGCACGCGCTAGCGTGCGCAGTCTCAAGGGTTTATTCTTGTCTTCGTCTTTGTCTTTTTCTCTTTTGTCCCTCTGTACCCTCAACTTTCGCCTTGAGACAGCATCTTGAGACATCTCTAAGTCTTTGTTTTCATTCTTCTTCTTCGTCTTTGTCTTTTCTTCTTTGATTTGCTAAGACCCCCCTCAGAACACACACATAGCGCGCGCGCACATACTATAGCTATACAGAGTCTGTGGGCTCATAAAGCTCCAGCATTTGGAGTAACGCTGAGCGTTTCCGCTTAAGCGTGAGACACCAAAGGCACGCGCAGCGGTGCTCACTAGGGCGTTTCCCCTTTTACCGCAAACAGTTCGGCGAGATGATAGCCTTTTTCACTGAGCGTGACGACGAGGGATTTATCCTCACGCGATCGTCTAGCCTTAGTGGCGAGATGGTCGCGTACGAGTCCGTCCACCAGCTTATAAAAATACGTTCGGTTGACGGCGGGGAGGTCACTGGCGAGGCGCAGATCCTCAAGCGTGTCCTGAAGCGCCCTGAGGCGGATGCCATATCCGGAGGCGCGTTGATGCTGGTAGATAACCATGAGCATTTGCTGGCGGGTTTGAGCGTGCAACTGGCGGTCAAGCCCTTCCTCATCAGTCAAAAAAAACCACCCGTGAGGTCCGTCGTATTGGGCCTTGACCGTCATCTCCTGTTCCGGCAAATCCCGCCCTGTGGTCGCGAGCTTGGCCCCGCCCTGATTATCGGTCGCGCTGATGAGCCATATCCCGCTAGCGACCGCTGCAATCCCGGTGGTGCCGATAATGGCGCGGGAGATATCCTCGATACCGGACTTGGCTTTGCCTTCGTGGGTGAGCGCCAGTATAGCAAGGCCTTGATCGGTGCAGAGCTCATCGAGTTTGCGCATGTCTTCATAATCAGCCAAATAGGGATTGACTTCCTTTGCATGCTGAGAGAGCAAGTTTGTCATCATATCGATAACGATAAGACGTGGGGATTGCACGTTATGTATCCAGTGCTCAGCGCGTTCAGTGAAGCGCCCTGATGCCAGCTTAGGGATTTGATCTTGAACATATAACTGATCATTGTCAGCATATGCGGCGCCGATCATGCGGTCAAAGCGATCGATGTAGCTGTTGAGATTCATGTCGAGCGCGAGATAAAGGACACTGCCGGGATCATGGCATGTATAAACACCTAAGAACGGGCGAATACCCGCGACAGCGAGGGCCGCATCGAGGGCCAAAAACGATTTGCCCACCTTGGGACGGCCAGCCAAGATAACGAGGCCTTGCCTGGGCAGCAACCCCTGGATCAAATCCTGAGTCCTGTCGCTCTTCACGATATCCCTCCGGCGTTTGGGCGTGGCGCTAGCGGCCTGTGCCGCATAGGCCGATTGCAAAACGAGCGTGTAAAGCTTGGCGAGATCGGCAGGGCGCCGCCTCGGATCGTGCGTATGGATCGCTTCACAGAGCGCCATCCACAGCGCCTCATCTCGGGCATAAGACGCCAGGGCATGTTGCCCCCACATGATGAGCTCCGAGACCTTGGGCTTAACCGTAGCGGTCCACTGCTGAATCTCACCGATATCCATCCCTGCGGGCATGCCTTCGACCATCGTCTGCCTGGCCTGCGCATTGTAGGCCGACGCCTCTGGGCCGCGGTCCACATAGACGGGCTCGGCGGGTGGCGGGGTTCCGTTGCCCCCCTTGAAGTTGGGACCCAGTTCGGGGATGAGACGCCAAAAACGCCGCTCGGTCTCGGTGTCCGCATAGTCGCCTACCTCATCCAGAGACTGGAGCGTGCTGCGTAGCATAGACGGCGTACGCGCGCGCCCTGGCGGCGCGCCGTCTTCCCCCTGATACGTTTTCACCCACGTGTACGCGGTCAGAACCAGGCGTTCGTACATAGACCGCTTGCCGGGATGGTCCCGCATGTGCTTCAGGCCGCAGGCAAAAAG